GTCGTACACGGTTACTGGCGCATACCTCGCTTCGCACACGCCCATCAACGCGGGTGTGGGCGAACTGTCGACCACCGAGTTGTCATTCCAAGGCGGCTCGCTTGTAAAGGCTGAGAGTTAACCAAACAATTACCGTGCGGAGGTAGCACAATGAGAATGACCTTGAAGGTCAAGTTCAATGATGGGACAGAACGCGACGTCGAAGCCAAGTTCGCGGACTTTGTTTCGTTCGAACGCACATGGAATCGGTCTGTTGCACGGTTCGAAACCGACTTGCGGCTTACCGATTTGGCGTGGTTGGCGTGGTCGGCGGAAACCCGAAACAACAACACGGGAAAGAAGTTCGACCCCGAATGGCTTGAAACGGTGGATTCGATTGAACCCATCGATAACGAAGGCGGTAAAACGGTCCCTTTGGAGACGACTCCTTAACGTGGGTTCTGGCGATGCTCGCCGTTGAAACGGGTATCGCACCAAGCGTTCTGGAGAAAGAAGGCTGGGTCACTATCCAAACGATGCTTGAATACATTAAGCGTCGTAGCCAGAGGGCGAACCGTCGTAGGCGGTAACGTTGTGGCATGGTGCTGGGGAACCCGAAACTTACTCGCCGTGGCACCAGCGGTGTTCACATTGAGGGCGTAGATAAAACGCTGAAAGCACTTCGAAAACTTGACGTCGAAGTGTTCAATGCATCGGTCTCGCAGATTCGAGGCCCTATGGAAACTGCCGCCTCTAGGGCGCGGTCCCGCTTTCCGGCTAACCGAGAAGCCGCTAGCGGGTGGCAATCGCGCAAGGCGAAGAACCCTGTACCGCCCAAAGCGTTCCCGTATTACAACCAAGCATTAGCCCAAAAGGGTGTGCGAGCGGTCGTAAACAAAAAGACTGGCAAGAGTCGCCGTAGTTACAAACTCGCGGCACTCGTTCAAAAGAACGCTGGCGCGGTTGTGTACGACATGGCGAAACAGTCCGAAAACAACTTTGCGGCTACACTTACTGCGTTCGGTGGACAGCCATCGCGCGTGATGTGGCCTACAATGCGGTCAATGCAGTCCTCCATCGTTTCTGCGATTACTTCTGCCGTTCGGAAGGCTGAACGAATCGTGGACAAATCCATGCCGAACAAGAAGTTTTACGAGTAACTCATGGCAATTGTCGTACCCGTAATTACCACCTTCGATGCGAAGGGCATTGGTAAAGCCATTGCCAACTTCAAAAAGTTGGAGACTGGCGCACAAAAGACCGCGTTTACAATGCGCGCGCTCGACCAGTCGGCTACTGCTGTCGTCAAAACAATGGCGAAGTTTGGTGTTATCGCCGTCGCCGCCGCAGGTGTTGTAGGCAACAAACTGGTTCAATCCGCGTCGGCGTTGGAAGAATCAATGTCGAAGGTGCAGGTCGTTTTCGGTAGCGCATCCGCCGAAGTTGTGCGGTTCGCGGATGAAGCCGCAAAGAACATCGGTATCTCGAAGCAAGCCGCATTAGAGGCAACGGGAACATACGGCAACCTGTTGCAGGCCTTCGGTATCGGTCAGCAGGGCGCACAGCAAATGAGCACCCAACTCGTTCAGTTGGCGGCTGACCTCGCATCATTCAATAACGCCAACATCGACGACGTTCTGCTCGCATTGCGGTCAGGTCTTTCGGGTGAAACTGAACCGTTGAAGCGGTTTGGTATCGCAATCAACGATGTGCGCCTTAAAGAGCAGGCGTTGAGCGACGGTCTAATCAAGACCGCTAAGGGTGTTCTACCCGTCAACATTAAGGCGCAAGCCGCATTCGCGCTCATCATGAAAGACAGTTCGTTGGCGCAAGGAGACTTCGCCCGAACCAGCGACGGTGTCGCAAACATGATGCGAATACTCAAAGCCTCATTCGATGACGTAAGAGCCGAACTAGGCACCGCGCTACTGCCAGCCTTCAAAGCACTTCTTACCTACATGCAAAACACCGTGCTACCTGTTGTTCGTGAGTTCGCGGACATTCTTTCCGAGGAAGGCATCGGCGCGGCACTCAAATTCCTAGGTGGAAAGATTCTGGATTTCATCCAGGGCCTCGATGGTTTCGGTGAAAAGGTCTATTGGGTGATTGCGGCGTTTATTGCACTTAAAGCAGCAGTAATCGCGTACACGGTTATTCAGGGTTTGGCGACCCTCGCCGCTACCGCGTTCGGAGTCGCATGGAACGCTACGGGAATCGGACTTATCGTGTCGGCTATCGCCGCGCTCGGCGTGGGATTAGTCGCCGCATACATCAAGTTCGAGGGCTTCCGTAAAGTCGTCAACCCGATTATCAACGTATTCATAACTCTCTTCGAAGCGCTGATAAACGACGTTGTCCGGTTCATCAACATTATTATTCGCGCCGCCAATGTGTTCAACTGGGTGTTCCGAAAGATGGGATTCGACGTTGAGGACTTGGGGACTATTTCCCATGTGGCGTTCGGTCGAGTCGGCAATTCCGCATCTAAAGCCACAGTCAAACTGAACGATACATTGTCGAAGATTCAGGCGATTAAGAACGAGGAACGCAAACTGTTGGAAGGACCCCGACCCGATACGCCTGACCCCGACCCCGACCCAACTGGTGGTGAGTCTGCGGTCGAGCGCGCCAAGCGACAAGTGCAGGAATACACAAGCGCACTTAACAAGTTGAAGGATTCCCAGCGCGGTGTCGCTGACGCTAGCGAACGGTTGCGTGACGCTAATAAGAAGGTTGCGGATTCGGCTTCCGCTACGAAGCGCGCTAACCAGCAGTTGGCTGATGCAACGGAAGCGGTCGGTAAAGCCGAGCAAATGTTGGACCTTATTCGGCGCGGTTTGGGAAGTCAGTCGATGGAGTCGAAGCGTGCAGCTGAGCGTGTCGAGGCGGCTCAACGGAACCTTGAATCCTCGGGGTATGACCTTGAAGAAGCCCAGTTCGCGGTTCAGGACGCAACCCTGCGACTTTCAGAATTGCGTATGGCGGAAGAAGCGCCGTCTTTGCGTGAAGTTCGTGAGGCGGAAATCAGTTTGGCGCGCACCAAGTTGTCGCTCATCGAACAGCAGATTCGTCAACGGGAAGTTACTACTGAACTGAATGACGCCCAGCGCGAATACGACGAGATTACGAACGGCGCATCCGAGGACACCGAACGCTTCAAGGAAGCGTTGAAGGAACTCAACGATGCAAAGAAGGCACAAGAGGACGCGACGAAAGCAGTAACCGACGCCATGAAGGATGAGGTCGATGCGGTCGATGCGGTGCGTGAAGCACAAGAGAAACTGCGTGACGCCACATGGGAAATCTTCGATGCTGAGAAAGCGTTGAAAGAACTGCGTGACCAGATTCCAAAAGCCTTGCAAAAGAAGGTTGAACGAGACCAGGCTCGCCGCGACGAGATGAACGCGCCAGGTGTTGTTATTCCTGACGGTGTTACCGATTTCTTTGGTGGAGTTACTTTGCCGATGAATGTGCCTGCACCGTATTCGGCGGAATCGCTCGCACTTTACGATTTGGCAGGCGGATTCTCGTCGGGTGGAACGGTTATCAATATCAACACGACCAGCCTTGACCCTGCGGCTTCAGCGGACATCGTTGTCGAATCGCTACGCCAATACGAACGCACCAACGGCTTTATCCCAGTCATCGTTGAAGGGCTCGTTGTCTAATGCCGTCAACGCTTGCTTCAGGCGAAACAATCGAACTGTTGATGGAACTGGGTTTCCCAGTCAACGAGTTCACTCTCGATAGCCCGACCCTTGGCGTACTTGACGAGGATTACCTTGATGGAACCCTTATTGGAGATGATGTTTCACCGTACATGCAGGGTGTAACAACAACCCGCGGTCGACAGGACGATTTCTCGTTCTTTTCGGCAGGGCGGCTACGGGCAACTCTCCGCAACGACGACCGCCGATTCGACCCCACAAACACATCTAGCCCTTACTGGAACCCGACAACTGGCAGGTCTGGCGTCACCCCACGCCGCAAAGTAACCCTTATCTGCCAGGGCGTCACCATCTTTACGGGGCGAATCACCGACATTGACATTGAATACGACAACAACCCAGGCGGCACTTCGACGGTCATTGTCGAAGCCGCCGACGACTTCGCCATTCTTTCCACATCGTTCATTTCGGTTAACACCATCCCGTCATCGGAACTCTCATCGGACCGAGTCAACACCATTCTCGACCTGCCAGAAGTCGATTACCCGCTAGCCCAACGCGACATTGATACAGGCGTAACAACCCTCGGCACACAGCAAATCAACGCAAATAGAAACGTCCTTTCCTATTTGCAACAGGTAGCCGAATCTGAATGGGGTCTGCTATTTATGACCGCTTCAGGGGATGTGGGCTTCCGCGCCCGTCAAACAGCCGTCTTTTCCAACCCAGAGGCATACTTCAATGACGATGGCACCGGCTTGCCGTATCAGGTATTGGAAATCCTTTACGGTTCTGAGTTCCTTTACAACCGTGTTCAGGTCACCCGTGAGAGTGGCACTGTCCAGACCGCCGAAGACCTTGTCTCGCAAGCGGAGTATGGAATCCTTACCTATTCGCTAACTGACCAGTTGTTCGCCGCCGACTCCCAATCACTCGAACTAGCCGAGTATTTGCGAGACACCTATTCTTTCCCGACGTTTTGGTTCGACCAAATCGCCACCCCCGCTAACCAATTACAGGCCGCCGACCGTGTCACCCTTTACAAC